ACATACCAACCTTAAGCATACTCTCATACACCCTGCCAACTCTGGCAATGGCCCTACGTTCTGTAGCAGCCTGATCCCTAAACTCAGCAACAGCAGCTTCGGGTCCGACATTACCGAGGTTGGAAGCAATAGCTGCACGTCCCTCACGCTTCATCTTATCGTAGTCCAATCCAGCGTATAGCGCTGCACTCTCAGGGTCAGCAACAGCCAGCCTGTAGCCGCTAGCTGCCAGCAGCATGCCAGCTGCCGCAGTCTCGGACGTAGCCGGGTCCACCTTCTGTTGCTTGGGGTCGAACCAGTTGAATGCGCTAGGCATCAGCTTGTCCATAACCTCTATAGCAGAATTCATAGTGGAATAGTCAGCTCCCATAGCAGTGCCAAGGCTCTTGTACTTCTCCGTGATGAGAGGGAACATGCGCTCAAGGCGGGTGTTCTTATCCTTCATCGCCTCGTCAGTGGTAATGTCCATAAACAGCTTAGCCATAGCACCGCCAATCTGAGGCTTGATCCACAGGCCAGTAAGGTTTTCCTGAACAGCCTGCCACTTGGTTTCCTTGTCCTCATCAGACATGAGGATGCGGCCGATGTCAGTGACAGGGCCACGAGCGTCCAAACGCGAGCCTTGGAAGTACAGGTTCTTACCTTCTGCGTTCTTGCCGATAGCAATCAGATTGCCATACTTGAACCTATCCTCCATCAAGCCGCGCTCTGCCTCGATTGCCTCTTCCTCTTCATCGTCATTGATTGCGTTAGCAATGCCTTGATAGATGAGGGGAGCAGACAGCACGAGAGACAGACCAGCTGCTTGACGTGCCACCATACCGCTAGCAATCAGCTTAGCAGCAGGAGTCTTGGCGTTAATGGCACGCTCTACGCCGCGGCCTACGTGATAGCCAGCATAGCCAATGGAGCGGAACGTACTCTGGATGTACGGCATAAAGGTGCCGAACACCGGGATGTTCTCAAGGCTACGCAGCACAGGAGCGGTGCGGTCATACGACATACCCACGTCCTTAGCAAAGTCAGCGGCTTCCTTGTACACATCTTCAATGCTTTTGTTGTCGCCGTTGGCCTTGTAGAATTTCTCAAGGTCTTCCGCACGCTGTAGGAACATGGGATACTTGGCCCACGCATCACTCTGCGCCACCATCTCGATGATGGTTTTGACAGCAGGTGCGCCGTACTTCTCTTTCATTTCAGAGAAGAAGCCCAACACGTCATCCGTCTTGGTGGTGTGCGCTTCCTGAACAATCTTCTTCAAGATGTCCAAGGGTTCCTGACGCATGTTCTGCATCTGTGCGCTCTCACCAATAGAGAAGCGGAAGTAGTTGTCACGAGCCCTAGAGTTCTTAGGAGCCCAGCCAGCTACGCCTTCAGGGAATGCCGTCTCAGCAATCAAACCAAGAGCAAGGCGCATACCTTCCATCGCATGCTTGGGGCGTACGCCACCAGCCATAGTGAGGGACGCGGCAGAGCCGGCCATGTTCATAGCCACATGAACAGGGGAGAACACAACGGTGGCTAGCTTGTAGCCCTTACCCAGCATCTTCAAGCCAGACGTACCAGCGTTCATTGCCCAGCGGGTGAGTACGTTAGGAGCCGCGGCAGACAAGGCCACCGAAGTGGTTAGGTCAGCCACGCTCTCAGTGTAATCGCCTAGAGCCAGCAGCAGCTCAGGAGTAGTGTACATTCCTTCCAGCGGGCCCCACGATTCACCCTTCAGCTCAGCAGTGAACTTCTTGTTCTCAGGCTTAGCACGTTCTTCGCTGTTGCCTTCAATCACCAGATCACCAGTGTGCTGTTCCTTAAGATCAGCAAGCATGCGGGCACGAGCAGCCAGCTCGCTCTGCTTGGACATGGTGATGGCCATCAGTGCGGGCACGTCCGTAACTTCCCCGTAGATGGTGCGAAGTTCCTGCGGGATGCCTGTCTTGTGTTCAAGCAAACTCTCGTCCAGCTTGGAGCCTCGCATGTAGCGGCGGGCAATGCCCGTGTCCACTTGCGTTAGGATGTTCTTTAGGATTTGCTGGGCGTGCTTGTCGTACGTGGCCTGATCAGCCTTCGATACGCCGCTGCGGATTACATCAGACAGGTAGTCCTTGTACTTCTGCTCGTCGTACTTCTCGGGGCTGGTAGCCATCTGGTTCTGCACACCCTCAGCATTGAGGCTTCCAGTGGGACGCCACAAATCATATAGGTTACGCACAGCTTCCAGAGGCAGGGAGTTCAGGTGCTCGGGGTCAGACACAGCTACATCGTTGCGCGCAATGAAGCGCACAGCACGTTGGTAATCCTCAAACACTTTCTTCAGCGGAGCAGGCAGGGCCTTGCCCTTAGCCAGCAGAGCATTAGCAGAAGCCAAGTCACGGTAGAGCTTAGCAACGTAGGCATCACCAGTCTTGCCTTGGAAGGCGGTGTAGACAGTGGTGAGATATTTACTCTTGTTAGCAATCATATACTTGATCTGCGTCAGCTCCTCCTCAGACAGAGGCTTAGAGTCACGCATACGCTGAGAGATGTAGTCATCCGTCAGGGAGTTGATGTCATTGATAGCATCCTGCAAAGCCTGCAACTCCGGGTACTGCTGCACGAAGCGAGCAATCATGGTGTCACGACGGCGCTTATCAGGGATGGCATTGATAGCATCGAAGCGATCCCTAATCATGTTGTTGATTCCAGCACGAGCTTCCTTGACATTAGGATACTTACCCGCAGCTACAGCCTTGTGTGCTAGCTTCTCTTTAGCGGGATTGAGCCTGTGGAAATACACGGCAGCACGAGCAGCAATGTTAGACTGGAAACCTTCCTGCCAATCGGACAGCAGCTTCACTGCCTTACCAGCCGCGCCAGACCACAGGGCTCCGTTCTTAACGGTGTCCCAAGTCTTGCGTGCCAGCGACGGCTCATACGGAATGTCCAGCTGTGGCAGGGCCGGCTGTGCTAGAGAGTTCAAGCGTTTGCCACCCTTACCGCGGGTGATGGGGCGCACGAAGCTGCCCTGCTCAGGGTTCAGTGCGGGGTGAGTGTGTGGAGCATTGTCCTGCGTGAAGAAAGCTTCCTGCTCAGTGATGTTCTCAAAGTAGGATTCACGCGCAGCGTTCACTTCCGGAACCAGTTTGTTGTAGGCATCCATGTCAGCCAGCACTTGTTCGGCTTCATCAAGGAAGTCAACCAAGCCCTCGTCCTGCACATAGCCCGCCAGCTCACGAGCCTTACCGGCATCAGTGAGGTTGCTGTCAAACACTACGTTGGACATAGCACGCTTAACGGCAGTGCTGCTCACCTGCTTCATGATGCTCTGCATGCGATCAAGGAACTTACGCACAGACTTGTTGCTCACATCAGCAAGCTCACGGAACTGACCAACCAGCTCAATCTCTTCAGGAGAGCGGTCAGTGGTTTGGTTGTAGAAGTTCTCCCTACGCACAGAATCCTGATTCTGGACATGGTGCTGCGCCTCGTGGAGGATTGCCCCCCGAAGGTCAACGTTAGTTTTGCCTTCCGCTAGAGCGGGAGACAGGATGATTTCACCATCACCCTCAGTGTTAGTGTCAGGCAGATAGGTGGCAAAGGCTCCGCTACCGTTGTCATAGACAGACACTAGCAGGTTCTTCATGGAGGGAATGTTATCGTACAGCTCCGGATGATCCAACACTTCACTCAGTTTGAGCGTGTCACCGTTCAGTAGCTTCTTGATAGCACCGGGACGGATGGTGGATTCAGCATCAGAGATGACAAACTTCTCAGCCCCGTCCTTAGACATGTAGGTGATACCCTCACGCTGAGCCTGATCAAAGCCCGTGCTCTCACGCGAGAGGATAGTGTTCAGAGGAGCGTCGATGTCACCAGCAAGGCTCTGCTTCGTAGCAGCCGCGGCTTCCAGCATCTTGTTACCTAGATAGCCCAAGTCCTTGACATTAACGTCAATGCCCGGGATGTATTTCTGAGCCGTGGTGCGGGCAGCAGAGACAACACCGCGCCACAAGGCTGGCAGCCCCTTGGTGTTAGCGTATTCACGAGCAGCGGCCTGCATAGCGTAGGCAGCCAGCTCCAAGTCACGCCTGTCACCAGTTTCACCAGAAGCCTTAGCTTTAGTACGAGCCTCTTCTGCGATAGGGTCGGATGAGGTGTTGAGGTAGTTAATGAAGCGCTTGCCCTTCTCTACACCGAGAATAGCGGACGCAGCGTTACGCACGTCTGAGTTACCAGAGACGCGAGCAGCGTGGTCGACTTCGTGGGTAGCCACCTCAGCGAGCAGGGAGCCTACTGGATTGTCCTTGTCCATCTGAGCAGCATTCACATACAGGGTGCCAGACTCCGGATCATACTGAGCGCGGACATTAGGATCGGTGCCCTCACCCAGCTCCTCAGCGTTGTTAACAACCACCATCTTGCCATCACGGATGAGCTTGCCCACGCTGTTAGCTGTACGGGACTGGCCCTGCTGTTCAGCCACAGCAGTGATGAAGCTCTCCGCAGTCATGCCAGAAGCAGGCGCTTCGGGGGTGGTGTCATTGCTATTAAGCGGCTCGCCGTAGATGGCACGAACGTCAGCCTCAGATTCGGGAGTGGTTGAGGGAGTGAACGCGTCTTCAGCTTCTTCACGGGAAAGGGTGGGGTCTTCCTTCATCAGCTTAGCTATGCCTTCCTGACGCTGGGCTTCTGCCTCAGCAGCCCGAGCCTCCGTACGAGCCTGCGCTGACGGGGTGGTAGGAGCGGGGGTAGATGCGCTGGAAACAGGTGAGGCTTGTGCGGCCTCCTGTGCGGTTACAGGGGCACCCACTGGCAGCTCCTGCTCAAATGGCAGGGAGGTGGCAGGCATCTGCACGCCAGCGTTAGGGGGGGCGGCTTCAGGAGCAGTCTCTACGTTGGCATCAAAGGACAGGGCGGCATCCGCCAGCATGCGCTCACGCGTAGCTTGGGGCAGGCCCACAGTAGCCTTCTGCACTTTCAGCAGATGGGCACGCTTAGCTGCGCTCAGCTTGCCGGCAGCGCTACGCTTAGCCGTGGAGGCTTCCTTACCTAGAGCGGACTTAGCTCCCTTAAGCGCGTCATTACGTGCCGTAATAGCATCAGCCATAGTCTGGTTGAACTCAAGCTCGCCCGGCACGGCTACGGGATTGTTAGCAGTGGGGATAGTGTTAGCACGCGAGACAGCGCCGACAGGACTCTGGATAAAATCCTGAGCATCCTGCGGGCGCTCATCCTGACGCACCGGCATCTGGTCAGCGAGGCGCTGATTCTCAGCACGGGTAGCTGCACCGTTGATGGGAGTGTTTTGGATAGGGTTGGCACCAGCACCGGTAGGACCACCAGTAAGCCAGCTATTCCCAGCTTCGATGATACGCTGGCTCAGAGCATTGCTCTGCTCCTCAGCCGTGCCCTCACGGGGGCCCTGAACGGGACGATTGGGAATCAGCCTCTCGTTCTTGCTGACAGCGTTGATGGTGTCAGTGAAGTCCTTGGCAGCCTGAGCAATAGCTTCGTGGCGGGCCACGGCAGCACCTACAGGAGCACCGATGGCCGTACCGGCACGGGCAGCTCTCACCACCTCGTTGAAGTATTCAACGCCTGTAGCAGGCAGCTGGCTCTGCAAGTATTCCTTAGCAGCGGGGTCTTCGGACACAGCAGACAACAAGCGATTGGCTTCCGTCTGCGCCACCTGAGTGAAGCCTTCTTCCAAGCCCTCACCGAGGGCAGTCTTGACAGCACCCTTGATAGTCTTCTCTATGATGGTGTCAGCAACCCACTGCTTAGCACCCTTACCTACACCCAGCTTATCCAGCAGCTTACCTGCCGGGATGGCAGACACAGCCGTTTCAATACCGCCTTGTGCGGCAGCCTGAATGCTAGCTTCATCGTGATTAAGGCCGGCACGGCGGGCACGAGCGTACGTCTGTGCGTATACGTCAGCACCACCAACAGCAGCAAAGGGACCACCAACCAGCGAGGCAGCCATAGAAGGCTGGCCTGCAATGTCGCCAACGGTTTCATCCAACCAACGGACGGGGGTGGCAATGATGCCTTCCCCGCGCTCAGCATTACGCCTTGCCTGCGCTTCATCAGCAATGGCATTGTTGGCGTCAGCCGCGTCGAGGAGGGAATTGGCCCCAGAGACAAGAGGATCAACCACGCCACTGAGCGCAGCGTTAGAGCGTTCAGCTCTCACAGCATTCTCAGCACGATCGGTGTCATCAAGGAAGGGATTGACTAGCGCACGCAGGCCCACGGAAGCACTGGGCAAGCCAGTGTCGGAGTCGACGGAAAGCATGCCCGCAGCCGCGGACAGGCCAGAGCCCAGAGTATTCTGTATGCCGCCCTGAATACGATCTATCAGGGAGAGGTCATTCTCTGGGTCATTGAACGGAGTGCGCTTGGGCGGCAGCTGCTCAGACGTGTCTACGGTAGCAGAGACATTGCTGAAGTTGTCAGCCTGAATGCCCAGCTTATCCGCATAACGCTCCAAGAAGGCATCATCCAACGTGCCCTGCGAATATGCAAGGCGGTAGTCAGACGGAAGCTCCCGTAGGATTTTATTTTTAAGGGAGCTGTCAAGCGCCATGTACTATCTCCGTTGTGTGTGTTGCTAAGTGTTACGGCTAGAGGGCAGCAGCGGCAGCGTCGCGCTTAATTTTCTCAGCACCCCATTGGTCTAGCTTGTTGTTCTTCTGGAACCCGCCAATCAAGTTGGACTCATAACGATCAAGCCACGCTTGGTCAATGCTCTGACCACCAGCTACCTTCTTAAGGACGGCCTGTCGTGCGGCCAGACGTTCAGCAGGAGGAGCGCCAAGGTCTTCAAGACGTGCATCAATCTTACTCAGCACACCCTCGACACGGTTGCGGCTCTTGTCCGTGGGAGTGTCGTCTCCACCACCACCGTAGCCACCACGGCCAGAACGATTGGAAGCACCGATGGAAGCTTCAGCCTGACGGCGGCGTAGCTCACGTTCTTGTTTAGTCCAAGTCCGATCTTCTGCGATGGTAGGATCAGATACGCGACCAAGCTCTTCCCCGTCCTCATTCACAAGCACACGCTCGCCGGTGGCGTAGTCGTATCTGGAACGTTGCTCATCCACCTTCTTCTTACCCCTAGCTTCAGCACGACTCTCTTCTTGTATCTTATACTTCTCTACAAGTTGAAGGCGCTTCTCTTCCATCAAGGCATCACGCTCAGCTTTAGTACGCTCTTCAATCTGGCTAGCAGCAGCACCGGCAAAGCCCTTTACAAATGCACCCCAATCAATAGCCATTAAAAGGGCGTCCCTGCGGGCTGCGGAGCCGCTTGTCCTGCTGCCATCTGATCAATGGCCTGCGGTGCTGAAGGCGGGCCCTGCGGCTGCGGATTCTTCTCACCCTGCGCCAGTGCCTTAATCATCTCAAGCACCGTGTCCTTCACCTGATCGCTGAACTCTTCTGGCAGCGCCAGCTCATCTTCGATAAACTCCAACGTCTTGTCCAACCAACCATCACGAGCAAGGAACACCCGCGGGTCAAAGTTAAACTCAGCAGCAGCTACGTCAGCAAGCTGACCAATCAATTGCACCAAGAACTGGCCCACCACTTGGGCAGGATCGGAGCTCTTCTCCAAAGCAGGAGCAAGCTTCGTAAGTACACCAGATTCCTTCATCATATCCACGGCCATGAGGTAGAGAGTCTCGACCAGCTTAGGGTCAACCTCCACTTCCTCCATTGCACGCTGTTCCTCTTCGGGATCAGGTACGGCCCTATCTAGTTTTGCTGAATCAATGCTAGCCATACTGTCTCCTTAATACGTCTTGTAGTCAGGCATTACGGGAGCAGCGGCAATAGGCTTGGGCACGTAATTAGGACTACGCTGCTGTAGCTTACTGAACTGACCGTAGCTGTCAATGGCTACACGCTTCTTGTTAGTATCCAACGCCTTGCCGTAGTCGACAAGCTGCTGTTCAAATGCACTCTTACGCAGGTTCTGCGTGCCCTGTTCCTTGACTAGCTCAAGGGCTTGCTTAGCATCTGTAGCATCTTTCTTCTTATCGCTAGAGCTACCAGCTGCTGCGGCTACACCGGAGAGCAGAGCACCCCAACCTTGGCCACTAGAAAAATAACCTTTAGCTCCGTTAAGTAGAGAACTAGTCCAGCTACCAGAAGACGAGGCAGCACTAGCTGCCGAGCCTGCGGCATTAGCAATGCCGCTACCAAATAAGCCTGCTATACTAAATGCCATTAACCACCCCCGCCATATTGATTAGGGAACCACTGCTGCAACATAGACAGCAAGTTGGTACCGAAGAACTCACCTAGGCCGCTAACGATTTCAGGCGGAAAGATTTCCGGATTGTCGATAGCTGCTTGCATGAGCCGATTGTTAAGCGCCGTAACCGAAGTGATGGGCAGCAAGGAAAGCTGACCGTTGTACTCACGATTAAACTGGTTGTTAGCAGCCCAGTCATTAATCTGCGCCATCGTAATCTGCTGATTGCGATCTGCTTGGTTCTGTTCACCAGTGAATGCCAGCTGCTCACGTTGGTTGTGGAGCTGCGTGATTTCATTCAGGATTGGCTGAGCTGCTTCTATAGCTGCACGCTGAGAGTTACCTGCCGCTATGGAGCTGTTAAGTAATCCGCGGCTGGCAGCCGACTCTATGCCATTGCGCCTAGCGTTCTGGATGTACCCACTCTGGTCGTTAAGCAGCTGTGACAGGTAGTCCTGCACCACGTTCCCAGCACCCATGTTAGCCTGATAAACCTGCTGAGGTGCATTGATAGTAGGGAACGGGCTAGCAGTTACAGGCGTGGTAGATACAGGAGCATTACCACCAGTTACAGGAGCAGGAGCCGTGGTGCCAGTGATTAGCGCTGCGGAATTTAATGGCGTAGCAGACACCGGGGCCGCCCCGCCAGTTACAGGAGTAGCAGGAACTACAGGAGGCGGAGGACTCTGCGGCTGTGCCACAGTGCCTGCACCGTTGTCGTAAACAGGAGAGGCTACTACAGGAGTAGTAGAAACAGGAGCCGTGCCCCCGGTTACGGCCACAACTTGCGGCGTATACGGATTAGGGGGCGGTGGTTTAGGCAAAGGAATAGCCGTGCCAAAAGGGCTAGTCGCGCCCGTAGGTGCCGGGGCAGGAGCTACAGCTGGCAGCCCGCTAGCAGCCCGCTGCGCGTTAGTTACTTCGATTTGTTCTGCTGACCTTGCCATTACGAGTCTATGCTCCCTTCTGTGGTTACATGAAGCTGAATCACCTGACAGGTATGCGGTGGTTCTACTTCCTCACTGCCCCAGCCCTTGGTGTTATTAATCCTAATCTTCGATGCGAGGCCCCAGCCGGCAGTGTCCACGATGGACGCAACAGGGCTGTATTCCAAGTAAGGAAGTACAGGATTTATAGGCATAGAGATGTCTTGAATAGCTGACATAAAGCTCATGTCATAGTCAGTCTCTAGGCTACTAGTAGTTACATTAAGCGTGGCTAAACCCCAGCCCATGCCATGCATCCTCACCTTATCCACAGTACCAGTGGTAACACCACCGCCAGTGAAGACGTGAGCAATATCGAAGTAGGACAGGAACGTGGTGCCATCAAAGCCCCAGCCGTAGTCCATACGGAATGCCGTACGAGGATCAGGCAGCGTGCCAATAGGGCCAGTGCCGTCGCCCATCAGGGCAGCCTGCTTGTCCCATGCTATGAAGATGTACTCCAAACCGTTACTACCGACAGCACTAGACCATGCCATAGGCACACGTAGCGCCACATCTTCCGCGGCTTCAATCTCAGTGTACGTACCACGCATGGGCTTAGGGCCCTCTTCTGTGAAGCTCACAGTGTAGACATCGCCAGTACGCAGGAACAGCTTGTACTGATCCTTAGCGCGGCAGGCGTAAGCGCACACAACACCACCAGCTGTGAGGTTGGACGTGTCGTCTACAATGACAGGCAGCAAGCGCGAAGACACAGAGGACGTAGCACGCTGACCAACGAAGTCACCGTAAGCTGCCGTCTGCTCTAGCGTACCCACACCATTCTGGTTGGCGAACACAGGCGTAGCACCTACAGCAACGCAGCTGTAGTCGAACGCACCAGCAGCTGAGGAGATAGTCTCCTGCTGCAAGGACAGGCCAACACCAGACAGACGTGCAATAGAGCCGGCACAGAACACGATGGTAGACGTGCCCTGAGACTCAAGCATGCCGGTGATCGTGTCACCCATACCTGATTCTGTAGCACCATCTACACCGTTGTAGTTGTAAGGCTCACCGGGTACGGAGAGCTGCACGCTACCAACGCTGAAGCCCAGCGCAAGCTGAGCACGGCAGTGCATGGACAGATACTTAGGCTTATCCAACGTCAGGCTATCCTGCGTCTTGATCATGCCGTAGTTAGTCTTGCTTGCCCAGAAGGCACGAGAGGCACCGGTGGTTCCATAAATCCTAGCACGGCTATCCGTAGCGTAGAAGTTGTACTTGCCCCACTGGTAGCGGGTTTCTGCTACACGAAGAGATGCCGTACCCGGAAGGGCGGGATACTCAACAGCAGTGACAGTAGCCAGAACAGTAGCACCAGAGGCATCCCTAATCTGGTCGCCCACCTCTAGGTACTGCGGTGATACAGGAGCATACGGCTGATCTACGGACATGTAGCCAGCAGCTGTGCCGCTGCCCCAAGCGCCTGTTTGTGTAACTAAGTCGTGGGCTGTAGTGACATACTTAAAGGCAGGAGCGCTGCTCCACACCTGTACGACGCTATTCTCTAGGGCCGCAGGCGTGGTGTTACCACCGTTGTTAAACGTAGCTATAGGGCTCATCATCAAAGCAAAGTCACCGCGGTTATTAGACGGGTCAGACTCCAACGCTGTCTTAGGATTGTTAGCAAACACCATGTACGCATACTGGCTGTT